GGCGGCATTCGGCCGCCTCTCAGCTTTGTGGTGCTCCATTCCGGCCTACCACTACTTGAGTATAAGAGAGTCTATCCAATGGAACAAAGAACCAGGACTAGGACGAAGTCCACCGTTGGTGGAGTAGTCCGATATCCGGGTCCGAAAGGCCCTGTTGTTGGGGGCCCGCAATCTTCGCGATTCCTTTGGATTACCACTACCGACTACTGGCGGAAGGAGAGGAGATACTATGACCTTCTTGGGTCAGGGTTTCCCCCCTCGAATTTTACCAGCGACAGAGTGGAATGGAAGTGGACTCCCTTAAATGGAGGTGCTAACGACTCTTCCTTCTGGTTCCAGAGTTGGACACCAGACGGGGTCGTTAACAATCCCGTAAACCACGGTTCTTTCCCTGCGGGCAAGGACTTAGGCAACGATGCCTATGTCCTTCGTTTGCTTCGCAGGTCGAATCCACTAGGACCAGTTTATTCTGTCCCAGTGGCAATTCGTGAACTGGTGGACCTCACGACGCTATTCAAGCTTGCCGCAGGTACAATTGCCGGCTTCTTTGGGAATGCCTACCTATCTTATCGATTTGGTTGGTTATCCCTGTTGCACGACATTGCGACCCTAGAACAGCTTGTTAAATCGGTCAACTCCAGAGTGAAGTCGATCAACTCATTGCGTCAACGTGGGGGCCTACGTAGAAAGGTAGATCTGGATTCCTTTGGAATCGGCGGACGAGGTGATCTTCTTATCTCGTCCGTTTACGGTGTTAGTGTTACATCTAGCTACTATTGGACCACCAACCGAAAGGTTTGGGGGTCAGTACGCTGGTATCCCCGAGGAGGGGATAGAACACTATTTCCGACAGAACTCGCTGATCAGTGGTTACTTGCCGTTAGGCAAGTACTGGACCTAGAGTCCATCGATCCTCTCACGGCCTGGGAACTTATTCCCTGGACGTGGCTCATTGATTACTTTGCCAACATAAGCGATTTCTTTTCCGCTTATGAGGGTAGGGAGTTGATCGAGCCGGTCGATATCTGTATTATGCGAGAAACCACTACCTCTGTTGTAGGTTTACGGAAGCCGTCTGGCAACCTCGGCGACAACGTTCGCGGAGGAGGCTTTAGGATGTTACGCGTGACAAAAGATCGTCAAGTAATAACATCCCTACCGGCTTTCCCTCAAGTGTTCCAAAACCTTCTTTCGGTTTCGGAACTCAAGATCGTAATTGCGCTACTCGCAAAGTTCCGCGGGTAAACAGGACAAAGAAGCCTGATGCAATTACGCGACTCCCCCGTCCCGGGGGGGTCTGAACTCGTGTGTGTGTGAGGTGACAACATGACGTTGGCAAGCCCAACTACTGTGACCATATCTGGTACTGGACACGTCTTGTCCAAAATCAGAGAAGACAATTTCCAGTCGGTCTTTCGAAAGAAAGCAACCAGCCTGGAAATCAACCTGAATATCCGGCATTCCTACGAAGGAAAGTCGGGGACCCAGAACCCCATGGAGCGCCACAACGCCGAATTGGTCTACACGACCTTCGACGTCAATGGTATTCCAACCTCGTATTCCGCTTACATCGTTTTGCGGATTCCGCAGGCACTTGGGGCGACGCCGGTCATCGATCTGATGGCGGCGCTGTCTAGCTGGCTGACTGCGTCAACGAACGCAAATCTGACAGCTGTGGCCAACTGGGAGTCTTAGACTCCTAGCCTTAATGTTCGGGACTTCTCACGAAGTTCCGGACAGCAGTGGACGAGCTAGTCCGTCTCAGAAGCAACTTAACCATTGAGGTTACTGATGCCTAAGAGTCTGACTATTCACCTCCGAGGATATGTAGAAGCCTTATTTAAAGATTTGGCTCGAACATATCGGTGGCAAGTGGAATGGGAGCGTGACAAAGCGCGCCTGCTCCATGAACTGGGAGTTCGTGGTATTCGAATATTTACCATCGATCTCCCAGCCCTCTCTAAGCACCTTAGTCAGTGCTTGGATCAAGGTCTGTACACACCCTCTAGCTGCTATCTTGGCAGCTGTAAGGGGGGAAAGGTCCCCGTATTTCTACGGGATCTCTACCTACAGATCTTTGACAAAGAGGGCGTGCTACTGCTTGACCCTTCCGTGGAAGCCGTGGCTGCTTTGCAGCAGTCATTTTTGTGCCTAAAAAGGCTCGAACTTCCATATCTAGAGAAAGGGCTCATCAATGAAGTCAAAAGCTTCATCGACTGCGAAAATGAGTGTCGCGGCTTTAGTCTTGACTGGACTTCTGACCGCGAGTTATCATGCGACGATTGTTCCGTGTCCTTTGAGGACTGGTTCAATCCGCACGATCACTCGCCAGACCTCGCAAGAGGAATCTGGCTTCTGTCTGCTGTTGCAGATAGAATTTCCGCTGAGTTTGGCGAGTTTAACCCATTAGACTCTGACGGGTTGCTCTCTAACCATATCAAGCCGAAGCATGGACCTGGTGTCGTTGCTGACCTTAGCAAAAAGGATTCTAAATATTCCTTCCGCGACTGGCCAGCAAAACTCGACCGGGTTTTTCCATACGATCTATATGCGTCCCATAACCTTGGCTACGGGGCGTTTGATGGTCGGGAGCTTACGTACAGGAACCGCGAGGTTCCGTCACGTATGATCGCAGTACCAAAGGAGATGGCAAAGCCTCGGCTTATCGCCGCAGAGCCTAGTTGTCACCAATGGATACAGCAGCTGGTGAGGTTCCAGCTGGAAGCGTGTGTTCAAAACGGGGTATTACGGAACTCGGTCTCCTTTAGAGACCAAAGTCCCAACCAACGTCTGGCACTCGAGGGATCGAAAAGTGGATTCTACACCACTATTGACCTCTCTTCAGCTTCAGATCGACTATCATGTGCAGTTGTGGAGCGGTTCTTTCGAACCAACCCCACTATCCTCGACGCGCTTCATGCGTGTCGCACACGATGGCTCAGGATCGACATTCGTGGGTTTGACAAGAGTTTCATCAAACTTAAGAAGTTCGCTCCTATGGGATCGGCTGTCACCTTCCCGGTGCAGTCGATTGTGTATTCTGGTGTTTGTATTGCTGCTGTTCTCCTTTCTAGGGGGCAGTACCCTAACAGTCAGAATATTAAAGAAGCCGCCAAGCAGGTACGCGTGTTTGGGGACGATATAGTTGTCCCCACGCAGGCCCACCGATTCGCTGTTCAGTTACTGACCTTTCTTGGTTTGAAGGTCAACTCAGCAAAAACTTTTTCCGGTTCTAACTTCCGGGAGTCTTGCGGAGTGGATGGGTTCCAAGGTTACGATGTAACCCCAGCCCGTATCCTTAACTTCCCAACAGCGGCCTCTCCTGGGTCGATAGGCTCCTTTACACAACAGATTAACAATCTGTGGGAAAAGGGCTGGTGGAATCTATCCAAATGGATGGAGACCAGTGTCCAGCATTACGGGCAACATATGCCTATAATAGCAGTCGACTCCGGCGCTCTCGGTCTAGCCTCCTTCTGTGGAGCGAAGACTTCTCACCTTAAGTCTAGGTGGAATGAATCGCTTCATCGGGAGGAGTTAAGGGTATTAAGGAGTGTAACAAAAACTCCTGTTTTACCGACCGAGGGTGACCTTGTTCTCTTTCAGTGGTTTACTGAGTCCCCCTCGCCTGACGATCGTTGGGCGGGAGGAACTAGAGACAAGGCTGTCTCGTATGTGAGACCAGGGTGGAGTGATCTCGGTAGTATTGGACTATTCTGTGAAGAATTAGTCCTCCGAGGTCAAACGAGAG